ATGAACAGAACAGATTTCGGAAAAGACTATGTAACTCAACTTCCTGTTTGTAATTACAAAGGTGATGCAACCACAGAGTGGATTGGCAGATGCACAATCGACAACACGGCAACGAAGCCCTACAGCTCACCAAGTTTCCTTCTTGGTTCTTATGCGAAGTTCGTTGATTTCAAGTTCACGGGTAATTGTTGGAACAAACAAGAAGATGGTGGTTTGATAGGATGGGGACCAGATGGGCAGGCGGGTGATGTTTATTTTGAGAATTGCTCGATAGATGGTCGAGAAGGAATGGATTGGCTAATCTATTCTTGGGCGTCCAATTTTCCACGAACAATCACCATTTCCAATTGCACAATCAAATACTGTCGTATTGCTGTTGCTTTTGCTGGAAGTGGAAATTCAGCTAATCAAATCGCCACCATCACAAATAGTAAATTCTATGGCGATGCTAACGGATCGCAAAGCTACGGAGCAACAAGCCTAGAAAACCCGGTGACTGGTGGTGTGTTGACTGGTGTTCTCAATCGTGCTGGTTCTACTACTATTGAAAACAGTCGATTTGAAGCAGTAGGACTTCTTGAACAATACGACAACCGGCCAACTGTGGGATGGGGATGTCCTCGCGTCGCTAGTATCTTTACGAATCAGTATTATTCTGGTTCTGGTCAAACGTCTACAGTTATCAAAAATTGCACATCAAAAGTAACTCCAAACATTGCTGCTGTTTGGAATGATGTTGATGTTCGTTCTCCTGGTGTTGTGACTGTCTTTAACGACCCTATTGGGTCTGCCGAAGATGGTAGTATTAAACAATTCTAGTCTCTACTTAAACAATTAAGGGGAGGCCAAGAAATGGATCAATATACAATGACTGCTAAACAATTTGTTGAGGATGAAGGAGGATGGAAAGGGATTGGCATTAAATGGCTGTTCAACCAATCTGTTCCTGTTGTTTTGTTGTTTGTGATTATTGGAGTTCTTGTTTGGAAGCTTGATCCTTTTTTGGCGGGCAAAAGCCATGAACGAGATGCATTTCGTTTGATACTTAACGAACAGCGTAAAGAGTTTCGGGATGACATTAAAGCAATGATGTCAGAGCGAATACACTCCCAAGAGCAATTGACAAAGGCTTTACAAGAAATGACGTTACTTTTGCGGGATATGCAGTTTAGGCTCGAATCCCATACTCCCCATCCCAATGGGGTTGACAAGTAAACCGCCTGTCATTATTGTGGTCCAGTTATATAAAGGAGGTGTACCCAATGCCGTTGCAAACAATCATTGCAAATGCAAGCGGAGTTTCGAGACGGGAAACGATGGCAGGTAAAGACTACCTTGTCGTCCCCATGATAATCCTAACCGAAGGAGTTCATGGTGGCAGTGGTGGGGCTCTTTACTACCCTCCCGAAGAACTTCGCAAAACTCCTGTAATCTGGAACCACAAACCAATTGTTGTGTATCACCCAGAACGTGGGGGTGCTCCTGTATCAGCTTGCGATCCTGAGGTTATTTCAAACCGAGGGATTGGAATGATGATGAATACGGAGTATAAACGGTCCAAGGGACCTGACGGTAAGATGATTGGCAAAGTCCATTCCGAGGCTTGGCTTGATCCTGATCGGGTGGAACAAGTGGACATTCGCATTCTCGAGGCTATCGAGTCTGACGAAATGATGGAACTGTCCACGGGTTTGTTTACCGATAACGAAAGGATCAAGGGTAACTGGAACGGAGAGGAGTATAAGTCAATTGCTCGAAACTACCGTCCAGATCATTTGGCTATTCTGCCTGACCAAGTTGGTGCTTGTTCTTTGGCAGATGGTGCTGGTTTGTTGCGTGTGAATGTATCAATTCATTCAGCCGAATCACAAGAAGCTATTTCAAAAGCATTGTTTGCTTTGAACATGACTTCTTCTTTTAACACAAACGAAAAGTCATTCTCCACGATTACAAGCGAATTGTGGACGTTGCTTGGGACTATCGAAAAAGACGCTTATATAGTTGACGTGTTCGACGATTTCTTCATATACTCGAAGAACAACCTTTTGTTCATGATGGGTTATGAAGAAGATGGAGATACTGCTTTGGTTGGGTCACCTGCTGAAATTAAGCGAGTGACAGAGTATAGAACTGCCGACGGAACCATTTTGGGGAATGCGGCGATCACCACTATTACTAACGAGGAGAAGAACATGGGCAAGCAAGAACTTGTCGATGGGTTGATCGCCAACGCGGCGGTTGCCTTTGAAGAAGCAGATCGGACGATGTTGATGGGCTTCGATGAAGCAAAGTTGGCGAAGTTCAGCATTGCCCCTGTTGCTCCGGCTGCTGGTGCATCCGATCCGGCAGCGATTGCTAATGCGGTGGCTGAGGGTGCTGCTGGTGTAGCTCCTGTTGCTGCGATTACGCAACCCGCTGCGGTTGTCGAAAAGCAGTTGACCGATGAAGAGTACATCGCCAAGGCCCCTCCGGGCATCCGCGAGTCTCTGCAATCGCTCAAAGCACAAAATGATGCCGCAAAGACTGCTGTTTGTGAACGTATCTTGGCAAATACCCAAAATACGTTTACCAAAGAGTATTTGGCAAGCCGCAAGCTCGAAGAGCTGAATGGCATTGCTGCTTTGATGCACGAACCGAAAGTCGCTCCGACCGCGAATTATCGTGGACAGGCGGGTGCTCCTCCCACCACAAATGGAAAGAAGCAAGTCGCCCTCACACTCCCGAAGAGTGAAGTTGTAGTGCAATAGGTTGTTCCCGGTTTGAGTGTTCGTATACAAACTTCATTAAGTAAGAGGAAACAAAAATGACGACTCCGAATATGATCGCTTTGATCCACCGGGGACGGAAGGATGAAGCACTTGCTACCGCTACTATTAAACCCGGCCACATGGTTGTCGTGAGTGGTGGTGCTGGTGGTGTTAAGGTGCATGATCAGAAAGGTGCGAAAGGTAGCATCTTTACTGAAATTCAGCATTACCTTGGCGATGGCACTGATGTTGCTTACGCTTCCGGTGATGTGGTGAATCTGTTGCACGCCCTACCAGGTGATGTTTTCCTGGCCCGTGTGCCTGCTAACTGTCCGGCAATTTTGATGGATGATCAGTTGATGTCGAATGGCGATGGTTCGTTCATTAGCTGTGGTCCACTTTCGCCCGGTATTCTATACCGAAGCGTAGCGGCATCAACCGGCGTTACCAATACGGTGAATACTGAACAAGATTTCAGTCTTACCTATTCGATTCCAGCGAACAGTCTTCGCATTGGTGATCGTATCACCGTTCGTGGTCATGCGGTGGTTTCGGCTTCTGCTGGTGCTGATCTGTTGACTGCTAAGGTTTACATTGGATCGCAGTTGATTGCTACCCTGACGGGTATCGACGCTGTGACTTCTGATACCGTGATGTTCGAGACGGTGCTTACCGTGCGGACCATTGGTGCTGCTGGTACTTTTGTGGCTGAGACGAACTTCATTATTGGTGCAACTGGCACTGCCACGATGAAGCATTCGGCTCTTGCAGAAACTGCACTTAATACCACGACAGCAAAGATTCTTAAGGCTTCGGGAACGTGGAATGCCCTAACTGCGACTTGCACGGTTGCCCTGCAATCGTTGTCGGTTGACCTTGAGCGTCAAGGTGGTGGCAATGCTGTGCTTCGAGCGTTGGAAGCTTTGGACAATTCAGCTGAGGCTACTGAAGCTTTCATTCGTGGCTTTTACTTGTAAACCAGGACCTGCCTATTCTGATTTTGTATCTCGTTGATGCAAGATCAGTTGGAATCCAAACGTAGAAGGAATAATTGCAATGGCAATTGATTTGGTTGGAAACGTGCAGGGTCCTGGCGATTTCGCTCAGGTTCTGCTTAACAGTCGTGGTGATGTGAGCTGCCTGCGTCCTTATAAAGGGGACGACGACCGTTCTTATATCACCGTAAACGATGAGGGCGGCGAACCCGTTGCTCAACTAACGGCAAATGATACTGCGGTCCTCCGCTATGATGAGTGGAAGCAAATCGACGAAGTAGTGATGAAGAACGCTCGCTTGCCCATGCGGTTTGTGAATGATCTTCGTTCGTCGGGATTGTCTTACAGTCTTCCGAACGGTATGGCCCATACGATGCTGCAATGGCAACGCCAGTCGGAAGGTGGACGTGCCCAAATCAACATGAACCCAGCGGTTCAGGTTGAATCGGATCGTGTGACCTTCGATGTGCTGTCGTTGCCCCTCCCGATTATTCATTCGGGTTGGAGTTTTGACATTCGTGATATTATGACGAGCCGCAACAAGGGCTTGGGCATCGATGTCACGATGGCCGAACAATGTGCTCACAAATGTGCCGAAGAAGCCGAACGGCTTGCTCTCGGTACGTATGGGACGTATGCGTTCGGTGGCAGTACGATCTATGGTCTCACCAACTGGCCGTCTCGCCAGACGAAGGTGCTGACCGCCCCGACCGCCAGCGGTTGGACCCCGGTTGTTCTGATTCGTGAACTGTTGTCGATGATCCAAATGGCCCAAGACGAATTGTTCTTTGGTCCGTACAAGATGTACTGCTCGCCCGCATGGACGCAGTACATGGATGACGACTTCAGCGAAGCGAAGGGCAGCAATACCCTCCGCCAGCGGATTGGGCAGATCGATTCGCTCGCGGCCCCGACGACGCTTCACTACCTTGATGGTTTCCAGATTGTGCTGGTCCATCAGGCTTCATCGCTGATTCGGGAAGTTGTGGGCATGGACTGGACGACAGTTCAGTGGTCCTCGATGGGCGGTATGCTCCAGCATTTCATGGTGATGGGCATGTTTGTTCCTCAGCTTCGCGTGGCAATGGACGGATACTCCGGTATCGTCCACGGTGCGACGGCTTAGTTCCACTTTTCTTACCCGGCCCCTGGTTTTATCACTAGGGGCCGGGTTCTTTTTCTTGTTGCATTTAAAAGAGGAGACCGTCTGATGGCTTTATATAGGCTCAAAAAAGAAGCAATGAATTCGCCAGTGTCGCGTCATGTGCATGACGACGGCCATATCTATAAAGGCGGCGAAGTAATTGAAGATGATCGGGATCTGATGAAGTTGTTTCCTCTCAAGTTTGAAGAGGTCGAAACTTCGGCAGCGGCTACCACCCCGACGCATCCCAAAATGGCGAAGCAGACCAAACGTGTCAGCACGCCTGCCCCGATTGTCGAGCAACTTGTAGCCGAAGAGATTGAAGACGAAGACGAGCCAGCACCGCCCCCCGCTAAGGCAGCAAAGACTGCAAAGCACAAAAAGCCTGTCGAGGACCCCAGGGGTGTTAATGTAACCGATGATTTCCCAAAGGCCGTTGAGTTTGGATTCTCAGTATTCCAAGCCGGGCCTGCGAAGAAGCCGGTTTACAATGTCTACCAAGACGGCGAAGAAGATTCGATGAACGTCAAACCCCTGAAAAAGAATGCTGTCGAAGATTACATTCTTGACTCTCTTGACGATTAGGGACTTTTATGGCTGTCAACACGACCGAAGAACTTGTTGCCGGTATTATTCAAGATGATGTGAGTAGTGTCGATTTGACACCATTCATTGCTTCGGCAAATATGCTAGTGGCAAAGGCGTGTCCGGATACAGTCTATTCCGTAGAAGAACTAGAATTGATCGAACGCTGGTTAGCAGCTCATTTCTACAAAATCTACGATATGGCACGAGATACTGAACGTGCCGGTCCAGTGATGGAAAGTTATCAATACAAGCTGGGATTGAACCTTAGCGTTACTATGTATGGGCAACAGGCATTGGCCCTTGATTACAATGGAGGCTTGGCCGTCATTTCTAAACAAGCTGAATTGGGACGCCGTCCAAATGTTGGTGTTTACTGGCTAGGTACTGAAATTGAAGATATCTGGTCGTACACTCCCGACGAGGACTAACAATGGGTATTATTACTCGATTCAGAAAGATACATGACGCTGTCTACTGGGCATGGAATGGTTTTGATGCTTTCGGTAAAGCCACGTTTGCCACCCCAATAGATATCAAATGTCGATGGGATGATGTAAGTCAAGAGTACAAAGCGGTTCCTAACCTAACAAACATCAGCAATTCGTTGGTATATCCAAATCGACTTGTGACCCTAAATGGGTATTTGTTAAAAGGGACGCTGGCTGCCAATGTGTTGTTCCCTGCTAATCCAATGAAGAATGCAGGGGCTTTCAAGATCCAGAGAGTAGATACCATTTCTAAAATCCGTGGTGGTAGTGAGACTTTGTGGATCGCTTACTTGTAGGAATCAGCAATGGGTATTCAACTTAAAGGCGAAGCGGGTGTCTTAGCCCGCCTTACTTCTCGGAGACGAAAGTACGCCAAAGCTGTGATTGCTGGTTTGCAGAATGCTGGTGAGTACCTGTTAGACCGAAGCAATTACTATGTGCCTATTGATAAGCAAGATTTGATTGCTAGTGGGCATGTTAGGAAAACGGGACGTGGGTACGGTACTAAAGTGGATGTGGTGTATGATGCACCCCATGCTACCTATGTCCACGAAAGAACAGACCTACGCCACGGTGAAGTGTACAACAAGCATTACGCTAAAGACATTGCCGCTGGCCGTACCCATGCCCGCCGCCCACAAGAACAGGCCAAGTATCTAGAACGGGCTGCTAACGAGTCTCACAAAGAATTGCTCGCCATCATCAAAGCAAGTGTGCTTGCTGCTGGAGGTAAGCGATGAATACTATTCATTCTGTAGCCCAACTCCTTACATCTTACTTGATAACTGAAGGCATTGTAACTGCTCCTGTTGGCTTGGGGGTTACGTATGAGACGTTGTACCCAACGGCAGATGCTTACATTCCTTCAACTGGTGGCAACTACGGAAACAACACTTCTTTGTTAGTGGGTCATCAAAGTTTTGCGGGGACTTCTATTCATACTAGAAGTTTATTGCGATTCGATTTGTCATCTGTTTTGTCAATAACAGAAGCAACCTTGCGGTTACATTTGAACTCTGTTATTCAAAACACACCCCCGCAAGATTATTATCTTGCTGGATTGTCGCAACCAGCTTGGGTTGAAGACGAAGTAAACTGGACTAGGTATTCGGTGGGTAATAATTGGGCAACTGGTGGTGGAGATTTTGGAGCGGTTGCCGATACTGTTACTTTGTCGGGAGGTGAAACACAAGCAAATTGGGATGCAACTGCTTTGGTAGTTGGAAGCATTGGTGGCAACATAGATTTAATCATTTATGGCGAGGAGACCCCCAATTACAACAATGCGTTTGCTGCTGGTAGTCAAGACGCTGTTGATCAAAACACATGGCCGCAATTGATACTCACTAATCCTGTCTCCGATTGGCCTGGATACATTGCTCAGCTACCGACAAATCCAAACAATGCGGTAGTGGCAATGGATCAAGCAGGGATCACGGAAGGCAGGCTCCAGTCTACTGGCGAAACAATCGGCCATCCAGGTTTGCAATTCTTAGTACGGGCAGAGACGTTTGAAGAAGGATACCAAAAAGCAAATGAAATCTGCATTGCAATGGATTTGGTTCGGAATACAATTGTTGTAATCGGCTCCAATTCTTACACGTTGCTTGCCGTGTCAAAAAGAGGAACGACTGTTTACTTGGGTACGGATGAAAACAATCGTTCAATGTTTAGTATCAATATAATCGTATCAGTACGACAAGAATAAGGATCACACACATGGCTCTTGCATTTCCTTTTGTTGATGGTGATGCCTTACAGGCAGATATCTTGGCTGCTG